CCCGCCACCACCGCCTCCGCCGCCAACAACGACCGAGCCTGCGACAACTGTTGTGGAGACCACGACAACTGTTGTTGAGACGACGGTTCCCGTCGAAACAACCACCACATCAGTGCGCCCAGTGCCGCGAACGACAACGACAACAGAACCCCTACCGTCAACCACAGTCGTAGAAACCAGTGCACTGCCACAGGTTACAGATGTTTCAGTTTTTACCCCTACATCCACAACGGTTGCCGTCAATGAGGTGATCGTGGACCTCGCTGGCGATCTCACCGATGAGCAGGTGGAAGAGGCAGTAGCCGAGATCTTGGAAAGCGAACCAACCCAGGAGCAGGCAGCCGCTCTTGCCACTAGCCCCCAAGTCCTCGCCACCGTCACCGAGGAACAGGCTGAGGCGATTTTTGAGGCGTTGGATGTGACGGCACTGGACGAAACCCAGGTGGAGGAACTGATCGCCGCAGTCCAAGACGCCCCCGCAGAAATACGTCAAGCGTTCGAAAGCAAAGTGGACATCTTCAAGACCGCCCTTGATACCTATGTACCAACAGGGTCCAACATTCCTGTCGGTGAACGCCGCGCCCTTATCGCTATTGGGGCGGCGATCACAGCAGCGGGGGCTACGACTAGGATTCGACGGTAATGAAACGCCTCCTCGGATACATCACAGAGAACTCGTGGACTCTTGCAGGCACGGGCCTGGTGCTCATCACCCTGTCTGGCCCCACATTGCGTCAAGCGCTGTGGATTACGGGTGTTGCGCTAGTCTTGCACTCACTACTCACTTTCACCACAGGGGGAGACAAGGAATGACACGAGTTATGGAAGTTATGAACAAGACGGTGGCGCTTACCCTGGACATTGGGCAGCGTTTGTTCTCCCTGTTTGTTGCCTCCGCCCTGCCCGCAATCACTGGTGGTGCGGTGATCGGTGTGTCGGTCGCCAAGTCTGCCCTGATCGCAGGTTTCATGGCTGTCGCTGGGGTATTGCAGAAGTTGGCTGCTGCTTCAACTGATGGTGAGTTGACGAAGGAAGAAATCGCAGAAGCGTTCAAGAAGTAGTTATGGCTGACAAGTATCCCGTAGTCAAAGTCAAGTTGTGCTCGCATCTGAAGGATGTGAAGCCAGGGGAACTTGACTTCTCTTTGTTGCGTGGCATCGAAGGTAAAGGCAAACTGCATCATTGTGCAGCGGACGCTTACGAGGCGATGGATGCTGCCGCGAACAAGGATGGGATCGACTTGTCCCCCACGTCGCAGGCTGACACGTACCGTTCGTTGGAGACGCAGGAGTACGGGTTCTATGCGCGGTACACGGATAAGCCGAAGCCCAAGTTGATGAAGCAAACGCCGCGCATCTACAAGGGTAAGGCGTGGTATCTGAAGAAGGGTCTGGCTCCGATGGCTGTCCCTGGTACGTCGAACCACAACCTCGGTATCGCTATCGACATTGCGAACGCGAGCGGGAAACGCTTAGAGTGGTTGCTTGCCAACGCTGCGCGTTTTGGTTTTTCGTGGGAGGTTCAGAGCGAGCCGTGGCATTTGCGTTACGTCGCAGGTGATGAAACGCCGAAGGCCGTGAAGGATTGGTTGGAAGAAAAGTCCAATCAGTCTGATGACTAATGGATGCTAACTGGGCGATCATTGTCGCTGCCGTTGTGACAGCGGTCGGCGGCATCATCGTCGCTGTTATCCAGCACGCACGCCGTCAGGATTCAGCGGAGCACGGCTTGGTGATGGACATGATTCGACTTATCCACATCTCGCAGAAGCGCACCGAAAACAAACTTGACAAGGTTGACGAACGACTGTCGCAGCATCTACAGTTCCATGCTTCGGAAGGGATGCTTGACAATCATGGCGCAGTTCACCAAGATGGAGTTGACACAGATCGCAGGGTTTCTTCGTAAGGTCTATCCAGGCCAAGCGGAACAAGATTCCCTTTGGGGTCTGATCGAAAAAACCGAACAACTACTGAGGGGAAACAATGGAAGCGACAACCGCAGGCGCGGAGATCGTCAATGAGGCGTACAACCTCATAACGGGGGACCGCCAAAACAGTTACAGCCATCCTGCTGAGGATTATCAGCGGACAGTGAACATCTTCAACGCAATGACAGGCAACGACCTGACAAGCGAAGAGGGTGTCATGTTCATGGTGGCGATGAAACTGTCCCGTCTCATGCACGAGATGGACAACGGCATGGATCTGCCCGACAACACGAGGGATGCCATCGGCTACCTCGGTTGTCTGAACATGATCCGCCGTCACTACATGGGTCAGGAGAGTGAGATGGCTCACATCGCACGCCAGATGCGGAAGGCGGTGCGCGAATGGGCTTGATGGATGAGATCAGCAAACAGGACAGGTCGATCCGTTACTCCTCCAAACTGGCGGAGTTGAAGGACAAACTGTCACCTGAGGATTTCGCAGACTTTATGGTTGCGATCAACAATCCTCGTATCAACCAGACCGCTATCCGCCGCGTCCTTCAGGCACGGGGGATCATGGTCGGCTCGGGCACGTTGTCTCGTTTGAGGAGTGAACTCAATGAAGTTCGATGAGGAACTCCAACAGGAACAGGAGTTGATGGCACGCGCCGATCTGGTGAAGATGCGCCGTGAACGTGACTCTGCCACCAATGAACTGACCAAGATCAGGGAGCAGTTGGAGGCAGCGAACCGTGCACTCTCGGTCGTGTCTTCGATGGAGGCAGCGGAGATCGCCCCACCGAAGTGGCTGTCACCTGCGGCACCGAAGACCAGTGCTGCCACGGTGATGGTGATGCTTTCGGACACCCACTTCGATGAGGTGGTGTTGCCTGAGGAGGTGGAGGGGTTGAACGCATACAACCGTGAGATCGCCAAGTTGCGGTTGGAACGGTGGGCATCGAACGTCATCAAGATCACCCGCCACTATCTGTCAGGTGTGAAGTACGACGGCTGTGTTCTCATGTTGGGTGGTGACCTGTTCTCAGGTGACATCCATGAGGAGTTGGCGCAGACGAACGAGGACACGATGATCGGGTCGGTGTTGTTCTGGTCGGAGCAGATCGCTGCTGCGGTGGACATGCTCGCCAACGAGTTCGGCAAGGTGCATGTCGTGTCGGTGGTTGGTAATCATGGGCGCATGTCACGCAAGCCGCGTGCCAAGTTGCGTGTGAAAACCAACTTCGACTGGCTGCTATCGAAGATGGTTGAGCGTCACTTCGCTAAGGACAAGCGCGTCACGTTCGACATCCCCGAAGGCACCGACGTTCTCGTCAACGTGTACGGGTTCGGTCATCTGCTGACGCACGGCGATCAGGTGAACGGTGGCGGCGGTATCGGTGGCATCTATCCTCCGATCATGCGTCTCCGTGCACGCAAAGCCCAGCGGTATCTGACCACGAACCAGAACTTCAGCACCTTGTGGATGGGGCACTGGCACCAGTACCTACCCACCCCCTACCTGGTGGTCAACGGGTCAACGAAGGGCTACGACGAGTACGCATTTATCAACAACTTCCAGTTCGAGCCACCGCAGCAGGCGTTGGCTATCGTGGCACCCAAGCACGGGATCACCTTTCATGCCCCCGTGTTTTGTGCTAACGACAGGAAGAAAGAAGGCTGGTAATGGGTTGCCCGTGGTCGCTCGTAGCAGTGCATTGGACTGACGCGTTCGATTCAACGAATGGTTGGGTTGACGTAGATCACTACGAACCGAAGCCTGCACATGTCGTGTCTGTGGGTTGGTTATGGCCCGACAAACTGGACGGCTACGTGTCGATCACGGGTTCATACATGCCAGATGAAATACCCGAAATGGAAACTGTTGGCATGGTGACACACATCCCCAAAGGGATGGTCAACAAGATCGTGATGTTAGGTGAACCTAACTGGGAGCAACTGATTAGTTGACATTGTGACACCGTTCCGTTATGGTGGATAACAGAACGAATACAACTGAGAAAAGGAGCAACATGCATTACCTTGTTGAGAAGCCGTTACATGGATCACCTGAGTGGTTGAAGGTGAGATGGAAAACGGAAGAGGGACTGGCACGCATCAGTGCTTCAGTCGCAGCAGTAGTTCACGGGCAGCACCCGTACATGTCGAAAGCAGATCTCGCTACCGACCTGCTTGCACCGAATCCGCCCGAGCCTGCGGAGGCGAACCGTGCGATGATGCGCGGCACCACATTGGAACCCGTTGTTGCTGACTGGGCTGCACGTTTGTTGGGTGTCGAGTTGCAGGAGCCGATCGACATGTTCTGTTGGGATGAACCTGGCGTGCGTTTGATTGCGACGTTGGATCGTGTGGATCAGAACGACAAGGTGTATGAGATCAAGACCATCTCACGCCATTGGAACGGGACGTTGGAACCGTACTGGTATTGGCAGGGTGTCCAGCAGTCGATCTGCACAGGCAAGCACGAGATCATGTGGGTGATCTTCGACTCGTCGTTGGACATCCACTTCCACAAGCAGACGGTCACCTCGGATGAGCGTGCACTGCATCTCACTAAGTGCCGTGAGTTCCTCGCCGCCATCGACATGGGCATGATGCCTGATGATGCGGTGTTGGAGTACAAGCATGTGACGAAGCGGTTCCCTGTCGGGGAAGGTGGCGCGGATGCAGCCGTGGATCTTGGGCCGTCAGTGCTCGCCATGCTGGAGCGTTACCTGCTGGCGAAAGAGCAGAAGGCTCAGGCCGAGCAGGTGGAGGAACTTATCAAGGCTGAGATCTGCGCGATGCTTGGCACTGCCGAGTACGGGCTGATGCAGGACGAACTGTTGGTCACCTGGAAGACAGCAACACGCACATCGTTTGACACCAAGAAGTTTGAGGCCGAGCATCCTGCTTTGGCTGAGAAGTACAGAAAGCAAACCCAGTATCGGACATTCCGAGTTCACAACAAGGAGAAAAAGTAATGCGATTCAATCTTGACAACTACGAGACAGTCGAGTCACGGCTCGCGAAGTTCTGGGAGGAGTACCCGAACGGGCAGATCTTCACTCAGATCCACCACTATGACGACAACAAAGTCGTGTTCAAAGCGGAGGTGTACAAGGACATTACTGATCCCCGTCCTGTTGCGACAGGGTTCGCGGAGGAGGTGCGTGACGCATCACCTGTGAACCGTACGTCGTTCGTGGAGAACGCAGAAACGTCGGCGATCGGTAGGTGTTTGTCGAACTGGAAGTACCAGTCGAAGAACGCGCCGCGTCCTAGCCGTGAGGAGATGGCGAAGGTTGCACGCATGACCGAGGTGAAGCAACCTGATCTGGCTGCCAAGTTCCGTGAAGCCTGCACATCGAAGGGGTTGGATGCGGACAAGATTGCAGCGGAAGCAGGTGTGGATCTGGGGTCGTTGACTGAGGAGAAGATGCCTGCGTTGCGTGACGCTTTCAAGAAAGCACAGGAACCGAAGCCGACACCTGAGACGTTGGTCGAGCAGGTGACTGCCGCGTTCCCTGGTGCGGTGGAGGAGAAGCCTGAGATCAAAGATCCTGAGTCTCCTGCTACACCGTCACAGATCGCGAAGATCCGTGCGATGTTGAATGCGAAGGGTATTCAGCCGATGGGTGAGAAGATCGACAAGTGTGCGGAGATCATCGACCGTCCGCTGTCTCGTATGGAGAACATCAAGAAGGGTGAGGCTTCGCGCATCATCGAGGTGTTGGAGGTTCGCTGATGGGTAAGCCAAGAAAGTTTCCGAAGAGCCGTTACTCGACAGACATGCTGATCGCTAGGTTCCCCCATTTGACTCCGACTGTGTTGGCTGACAGGTTGGGGTTGGATAAGAGTGCTGTGCAGCAGTGGTTTGGTGAGGCGCATTGGTTGGATCAGTGGCAGGCTGATAGGTATGCGACTCGTTTGGGGTTGCATCCTGCTCAGGTGTGGGCTGATTGGTTTGAGATCCACAAGGTGAGCGCATGACTGATGAACGCAAAGGTGAATGTCAAGGACACCACGACCGTTGCTCCGTGGGAGATTGCCCCAAGTATGGGCTGCTTGGAAAGGTTGGTCGTGATGGTAAGAGACGGGTCAAGGGTTGTGGCGACCCTGTGGCTCGCGGAAAACGGAACCGTACGAAGGGCGACTCTAAGGCTCGACGTGCGCGTAAGAAGTTGGGTTTATTTGCGACTGGCAATGCTGGTTCTCGGCACGAGGAACACTGGGTGGGGGCGTTCCGTGTTGAGTCAAAGGCTGGTGCGCAGGTGTCACCGATTGCTACAAGGTTCTTCGCCGCGAAAGCCCAGTCGGATGCAAGCAAAGCGATTGGTGACATCCGTCCGTTCGTGATGATTGCGATGCCTGATGGTACGAGTGAGGGGATTTGTTTGATGACGTTGACTGAGTTCGCTGAGTTGACGGCACTGCTGTCGGCTATGGTGGATGGGCAGTAGATGGATTGGCTGACCCGCCTGATGTCAGGCGTGACCGCTGCCCTTGTGGTGTTGGGCTTGACGGGGGGTTCCAACCCGACCCCTTCCACACCCCCGATGAGGGTGGTTGCGTCGATTGTGGAGGCTCCTAGACCCCTCTCCGTGGCTCCTACGACCACCATCCCTGCGGCTGCCCTCTGTCCGCAGTGGTGGGGGTTGGCTCAGCAGGCTGGCTGGCATGCCGACAACATGCCGACCCTGGACTATGTGATCTACAAAGAATCCCGCTGTAACCCTGCCGCACACAACACGACCCTGAACAGGGACGGGTCAGCGGATCTCGGGCTGGTGCAAGTGAATGATCGCAGTTGGTGTTTGCCTACCCGCTGGTATCCGAACGGATACTTGCAATCGGTGGGTGTGCTGCCTACTGTGGGGTGCGAACAACTGTTCGACCCATTCCTGAATCTGCTTGCCGCGAAAGCGATCTACGACTATGCCCAAGAAACAAACGGGAACGGCTGGCAGCCGTGGAAAGTACACCTACATGCAACTTCTTGAAGAGTTATCACTGGTTGACAAGGACGATTCGTGGATGCTGGACGCAGCCTGTAAGGAAGCGAACAGCGGGGATTTCCATCCCGAATCCATCTACTCTGCTGGCGCAAAGGCGGCGATCGCTGTATGCAAGACGTGTCTTGTGCGCCGTGAGTGTTTGCAGTTCGCTGTTACGAACGGTATCGGTGAAGGTATCTGGGGTGGGATGCTCGCCCACCAGCGTAGGAAATACGCGCTCGGCGTACTCACAGAGGATACGTTGGGGTTATGACAGAGAACGACACCATCGTCTATCAGCAATGGCTGAATGATCTTCAGGTCACCGTTGACTCACTGCGTGAGCAACGTGACGAAGACCGCATGCGGATTGCGGAACTAGAAAAACAGGTCATCATGTACCGCAGCATGATTGACCGACTAAAGATCGCATTGAGCGAGGGGAGAGAACTATGAGTGCTAGTTGGTACAAACTGAAGGACGGTTCGTGGGGTTGCAAGATACGCCACGAAGGTCTTGAGGGTGAGAAGGTTACGCTCACCAACAAGAAGGGTGAAGCCACTGACGTTTATCTGGTGAAGCGTGTCGCCAAGTTTGATGACGCGCAACTGTGGTCGTTCAGCAACGAAGCACCCGCCGATGGTGGGCCTGCGTTTGACGAAGAACCTTTCTGATTATTCCACCATGTGCGATCACTGTGGTGAGGTCAGTTTGATTCTCACCCAGTGGTCGCCTGAAGTGGTGGCATCATGTAACTGTTGGTGTCACCCGTATCGTAAAGGTGAATGGTTTGATGACAAACCTAAACGGCGACGCAAAAAAGGTTAGATGCCTGAACTGTCACGGCATCGTGACACATGATCCGCGTCAGTTGACGGGCTGCAACTGTGACCCTGACGCACCACAGTGGTGCTACATCGAGAAGGATGGGCGTGTGCGTGGCTGGTCGCTCGCCAAGTGGGAGGACTGCTGATGCCACGCCAACAGTGGGAATGTCCTGTCTGTAAGCGGCACATCGTGTTGCATGTGAAGCCGTCGTGTCCCCCTGTGTGCACGAACCCTGAGAAACATTCCCGTCAGCCGACCCCTATGGAGAAGGTAGAGTTTGAACATGGACGATGAAGAGATCGAACTGACGCAAGAAGATTACGAGGCTGCCGTTTCTTTCTTGCAAGAGGTGGGGTTGATCGAAACGTACGGTGTCACTGAGGAGGGGAACGAGTTGTTCCAGTTGGCTGAACCTGTGGTGTCAGCGATCCTCGCAGATGTGATGACGATAGACCAGTGGCTGGAGTTGGGGCATCGCAAAGGTTTCTGTGGGCCTGCTCTCTGCTACGGGCATGACGGTATGGCGACAAGCCGTCAAGAGGACGACGACTTCTTCGACGGTGGTGATCCGTGCTTCCATTTCGTACGTTTGTACGATTCGCCTGAGCAGAAGAAGGCGGTTGAGGAGAATCATTCGCCGTCTGTTTGGCGTGCGCTGTAACGAGGTTCCCCCGCCATCGGAAAAGGGATAACACAATGGCGGGGGGAAACCCCGTCGCTCAACGGTGGCGCAGTGGTGGATGCGCTTTTCTATGACCGTCTGCGAACTTCACCCAGTCTACCTTGACGGGGTGGACGTTTGACAACCCTGACCACATGATCGAGGAGCGGCAGGACTGCTCTGTCCCCCACTTGTAGATGAGCGGTAGATGCTTAGTCATTGTCCTGCCCTGCCACTTGTATGGCCCTGCCCAGAACTTGCCGTTGTCGTGACGCGCTATCCATACGGGCAGTGATGCTCGTGATGGTGGATGTTTGCGCCTGAAGAGGCGCAGCATCATGCGCTAATCATCTCCTCGACGTACACATCGTCGTAGCCGTTGGCACGGTAACTGTCGGCGAGCGTTTCGGCTTGGTCGTAGGTGAGGAAGTGGTTGTTCACTTCCACGTCATTGACGTAGACGCTGTATCGGTGGCGACTGACCTGCTGCTGCGACATCATGTCAGTACCCGCCCTGCTGCTGTGACCACTCCTGTAGCAGAACGTATGCCTGCTCTAGACAGTCGGTGTCTGTTGCTTGGTTGCCGTCTTGGTTGAGGATGGCGTACAGGTCATCGAGCCATTCGCCATCGGTTTTCGTTTCCGTGAGTGTCATTGTTCTGTTCCTTTTCTGTGTTGGTATGCACGCCGCGTGGCGGTCATGCGCTGTTGTTTGTTGCGCTCTATGTGTATGCCCGTCAATAGTCCGAGGGCGGGAAGTACTGCGACGATCGCGAGGGTGACCAGTGTCATGCGGTGCAGTCCTCGCATTCGTCTGCCTCATCTGTGGGCCATGTCGTCCCGCAGTTTGGGCACTCCTGGAATGTTGCGGTTCTCTGTATCTCGGCTGCGTGTGAACGTCTGTCACTTGCCGCACGTTTGCGGGGTGATGACAGCAGTTCGCTGAACAGTCGGAACGGTTCGTACTTTTCGGTCATTGCCTTGCTCCTTTTCTGTTGTGTCGGTTACCAGCCGACGAATACCAGTATAGCACACTTGTCAAGTCTTGTCAAGTATCTTTATTTCACTGGGGTTTCATTAGTCCTCCGTTTTCGTTTCGTACTCCCACGAAATGATCGAGTAGTACTCGTCGGGCGTGGCTGCTCCGTTCCGTAGTTGTTCGGGTGTCATGTAGTAGGCGATGCGTATGTCACGCACCCCGTGAGTGTCGGTGTCTGTGTCTTCGTCGTACTCTCCGAACGATACATACACCGTGTGGTTGTGTCCTGTTGTGTCTTGTACGAGGACGTGCGCACCTATGTTCTGTTTCATTCTTTCCCCTCCCATCCACAGTGTGTGCAGCAGCCGTGTTCGACTGAGCCGCGCCGCCGTCTTCCTGTGATCTGTTGCTTAGTCCAGCACGGGTCGTGCTGTGCGTGGACGGGGCATAGGAACGTGGTCGTTGTCCCGTCTCTGTTGATTGAGCAAGCGCACTGCGCGTGCTTTGTGTCTGTGCTCATTCGTTGCCCCCTTCGTAGCGTGGCGGGTTGTCGATCATGTATCGGCACACTCGTACCGTGCCAAGCACCCAGCCAGTGAGCGCAAGGAAAGCGATCAGGGGTTCCATGTCATGCCCACTCATGGTCGATGACGTAGCCTGCACGGTTACGGTCTGCGAACAGTACCGACGAAAGCGAATACACAAGGTGAAAGCCCATGTCCATGCCGCAGCCACCGACACGAATGACATTCCATCCGTGCAAGTCGCGCGGCTTCTCACCTAACGCGATCGCGGCGGTGTAGGTGATGTCGCGCAGCGTCCCCTCGTCGTCCACGATTTTTAGCGTGATGTCGCGTGACATTCCCGACTTGGAGACATGCCGCAAGAAGGTGTAAACGACTGGCTTACCGTCGCGCCGCTTCTCTGACTTGTCTACGAGTTCACGCAAGCGTGCGCGTGCCTCGTCTCGTTCCTGTAGTTGTGCCTTTGTAGGCATTGTGTATTTCTCCTTTTCTGTTTGTCTTCGGTCGGTATCCACCACGGAAACCGTTACCTTGTACCGTAGTCCCGTCTCGCTCGGGATGCAAGCCTTTCGCCTGTCTACGGTGATCCTGTTTGGACTATTTGTTCTGCCAACTTGGGGCGACGTGGATGTCCCACAACTCGCGGAACATTGCTGCCGACTCGTATTCTTTGCGTGCCAACTCCTGCCGTGCAGACTCCAAACGTGCTTTCGCTCGCTCGACCTTGCGCTCCAGTGCTTCCATCTCTCTAAGGGTTCGGCAGTACTCGTCGTGCGTTGTCATCATTCCACCTCCTCGTCGATGATGATCCACGGGAAGTACACCACCGTATTGTGCTTTCCTGATGCGTCGTAACGGATGTCCGACTCCATCATCAAGTCGAGCAACTCACGGAACTTGCGTCCACCCATTCCGAGCCACGCGAACGTGCGCGCCACGTCATCAGTCGTGATCGCTAGACACTCCTCCTCGTACATTGTGCGTCCCGAGTACGGGCCGGCCTCCCCTAACTGTCCGAGCACGTCGCGGATGTCCGCGAGCGTCTCAGCGTCGAGTTTGTATTTCACTGTCCTTGCTCCTTTTCTGTTTGTCTTCGGTCGGTACGCACCACACGCACCGCACCTTGTGGACTGGCGGGGCAACGAACCCCTCGACCCCTACAGGTCACCAGTCCTGCCAGGTCAGGCGACCTGGTAAGCCTGCTCCCTCACCTTGTCACGCAGGTCACCCGCCTCCAGCAGCCTACGCACGACGTAGCGTCCCCACTCGAACCCGTCCCCCTCCGCTTTCTTGACCTCATCCAGCCAGAACGTGACATCAGCGTCCAGGATCGCCAGCAGGTGAGACACCTGCCCCCTGGTGAGTGTGATCTGAGTTTCCATCCCTTGCTCCTTTTCTCCTGGAGGATCCACCACGGAACCTCACTGAACACCACTCTACAGGAACCCCGACCCTTTGTCAAGTCTTTTAGGTTACAGTTGTGTAACAAAAACTAGAACCATTAGTCCCAACACACCCCACCTTTGTCAGGCTCACCTAACAAGGCGGCACGTCTCGTGTAGGACTTTTCGTCCTGTTCTGGTTGGACTTGTAGTCCTATGGGGGGTGGGGGGTTCTACTTACCAGTCAGTAAGTTACTGAACGGTCAGTCAAACTGGGGGTGGGTGGGTTACTGAACGGTCAGAAAGTAGGAACGGGGGGTCTGCCGCGCGCACGGGGTGTATGTATATATATAAGCCTCGGGGTGTGTGGTCATTTTTGTGAGTTGGGTGTCGGTTTGGGGGTTGTGTGTTTGTGACCAGGCTCCACCTTTGGGCTGTTGGCCTGCTTGTTTGTGGGTGGGGGCTTATTGGTTTTTATCCCCCTACTCCTGCTGGCAGGATTGCTGGCTGGTGGCAAATCTTTTTAGCCCCCCAAGTTCTGTTTTACGTCTGAACCCGTCTGTTCTCAATACCAAAAGAAGACGACAATCTACGGTCCCCTTTTCAGGCCACTAGTCCATGCGATCTAACCATGCTGCCCTGGCAGTTGTATGCGAGGAGGAATGTAATCGTTTAGGAGAACCGTATTTTTTGGGTTCGCAACGCTTCCCAGCGTGACGTGTGCGATGAGCATAACACATGTGGCAGATGGTTTGCAACTATCATGTGATGATTATGGTTGCTGGTCGTTCGGGGAGACGTCAGATTCCGCCGCAGGATGTGGCACGGTATTGGCAGTCTCGGGCTGCGGGGATGTCTATTCAGGATGCTGCGGGTATCGCTGGGATTCATGTGAATACTGCTACGAAGTGGGAGGCGAAGCGGCGGAAGGCGCAGGCTGAGATCCAGTTGGCTGAGGTGGAGGTCGGTCAGGTTGTCAAGAAGCAGGGTGGCAGGCAGGCGGATGCGTGGAAGTCTGCGATGGAGGTGGCGGATCTTCCTCCTGTGATCCCGTACGACAGGCTTTCCCCTGAGGCGCAGCGCGGTTTGGAAGATTTCGACTACTTCCGTCGCCGCTATTTGGGTAGGGTGCCGTCCCCGTGGCAGGTGGATGCCGCATACAAGATCGCCCAAATGTTGCAGTCCCCTGAGAAAGAGTTCATCCTCATCAACTGTCCCCCTGGCGCAGGGAAATCGACACTGTTCCATGATTTCGCGGTGTGGATGATTTGCAGGAACCGCAAGATCCGTGTGTTGATCGGGTCCGCCACCCAAACCCTTGCAAAAATGTATTCGCGTCGTATCCGCGAAACCCTGGAACGCCCGTTCCCGCTCACCCCAGACCCCATCCTCGTGGAGAAAGGGCTGGCGTTGAACGCGGAAGCGTGCCTGTCTATCGACTACGGCAGGTTCAAACCGTCATCCTCTGGTGCACTGTGGAGAGCAGAAGAGTTCATAGTGGAACAGGAAGACTTATCGGGACTGGATAACAAAGAACCGACCGTCTCCTCCTACGGCATCGACTCAGAGTTCATCGGACACCGCGCCGACCTGTGCCTCTTCGACGACGTAGCCACCCCAGAGAACGCCAAAGAGTCCGTCGCTAGAGACAAACTGTTAGAACGCTGGGACACTGTGGCGGAAGCCCGTGTCGATCCAGGTGGCACCCTCGTGGTGATCGGACAGAGGCTCGGACCAGGCGACCTCTACGCGCACTGTCTATCTAAAGTCACTTACGAAGAAGACCCCGACGCATACGACGGCTCCGATGTGACAGACGTGTCCGCCGAGGTGGAGCCAGAAAAGAAATCGAAGTACACGCATTTCGTGTACAAAGCCTATTACGAAGACCTGGACACGGGAAGAGAGTCCCGACGCACCATCGCACCCCCGTGGCCCAACGGACCGCTACTGGACCCGTACAGGTTGAGTTGGAAAGATTTGTCCTACCTCAAACACTCCGCCCCCGCCAAGTTTGATGTCATCTACCAGCAGCAAGACCTCGCACAAGGCCAGTACCTGATCGAGCGAGTGTGGGCGACAGGTGGCATGGGACCAGACGGTGTGCTCTACCAGGGCTGCATCGACACTGACCGTCGCCCTGGATACATCCCACCCAACCTCGAACCCCCGATCATTTCCATCGCTTCCGTGGACCCCAGCCCCACAAACTTTTGGGCAATCCAATGGTGGCTTTACCAGCCATCCACCAACCTTCGCTACCTGGTTGACCTGGAACGGACGAAACTAACGGCGGAGGAACTTCTCGGATTCAACACGAGCAGCCGCGAGTACGGCGGAATAATGGAGGCATGGCAGAACAGGTCGTTCGAGATGGGCTACCCGATCTCCCACTGGATTGTTGAAGTCAACGCCGCCCAACGCTTCCTCCTCGCCCACGACTTCGTACGCAAATGGCAAGCCCTCCACGGTGTTCTTGTCGTCCCGCACACAACCTCCCGTAACAAGTTAGATGAGAACCTGGGTGTTGAAGCGCTACTGCCACCGCTGTGGCGCAACGGACAGGTACGCATCCCGACCATGCGTGAGAACTGGAAGACGCTTGCCTTCATTGAGGAGATGTCGTCGTGGACACGCAACAAAAAGAACGGGACGGACTTGGTGATGGCTCACTGGTTCGCTGAACTTCACATGCCACAACTCGGTCCGATGAAACGACCACCCCGACTATGGCGCCCCTCGTGGATTTAGTCTGCTACTCTGTCGTCAGGTTTGCCTAACAACGGAGTATCGTGCGCTCACTAGATGACATCGTAGAGTTGTATCACCAGCGCCGTCTGGCTGCTGGCCCTGTGCATGAGCAGATGCGTCGCGTCCGCGACCTCGCCAACGGAGACGTCGTGGTCCCGCTCAACGAACTTGACCGCAACGCCAAAACGAACGTCGCCAACCTGCTGGTACAAGGTTTGGACCAAATGTCCATGCGTGTCTCCTCGACGATGCCGCAAGCATTTTTCCCGCCAGTCAAAGAAGGTTCCGAGACGGCGAAAAAAATGGCACGCATGCGTAAGCGTGCACTGAACTCGTTCTGGGATGAGAACCGCATGCAGATGAAACTGCGTCGCCGCGCACGCCACCTTCTCGGCTACAGCCAGTCACCCGTCTTCATCAAACCCGACTTCGAAACCCTCACCCCGAAGTGGGTTGTCCGTAACCCGTTGGACACGTTCGCTGCACCGATGGACGAAGACGACGTTGTTCCAGAGAACTGCATCTTCACGTCACGTGTCACCGCATCCTGGCTGTTGAAAAACTATGGGCCGTTGGTGTCAGGCCAGTTGCGTATGGGTCGTGTCGATTCCGACTCCCGCTACACACTCCTCGAATACGTTTGCGCTGACAGCATCCAACTCGCAGTCCTCGGAGCAGAAGACAACCCCGAACTCAACCCCGCCGAACGTGCAGGGCTTGAAGCGATCCTGTTGGAAGCGATCCCGAACCGTGCAGGCGTCCCGCTTGCTGTCGTTCCGCAACGCATCACGCTCGATAAGGCACGAGGCCAGTTCGACGGTGTGCTCGGCATGTACTACACGCGTGCACGTCTCCAGGCTCTGACGGAGATCGCGATCGAGCGCGGCATCTTCCCCGAAGAGTATTTGGTTGCACGCCCTGGCGAGAACCCTGAGATCCTCCAGTTGGCTGACGGCAAGTCAGGCATCCTCGGAGTCGTCAAAGGTGGCGACATTCAACAGTTGCAGTTGAACCCTGGCTACAAGACCGACACCGCACTCGACCGTCTCGAACGCCAAGAGCGTCTCGAAGGTGCGATCCCCGCAGAGTTCGGTGGCGAGTCGGCAACGAACATTCGTACTGGTCGCCGCGGCGAATCTGTCCTTTCCGCCACCGTTGACTACCGCGTCCAGGAAGCACAGGAAGTTTTCGCGAACAGTCTGCTGCACGAAGACAAGATCGCTATCGCGGTCGAAAAAGCGTATTGGGGTAACAGGACTAAAAGTTTCTTCATCCCGTCACGCACGTCGGTCGGTCAGGAAACGTATGTTCCGAACAAAGTGTGGCAAACCGACTTCCACTACGTCGCGTATTCGGCTGCTGGATCAGACGTCAATAACCTGATCGTCGGCCTCGGACAGCGCATCGGCGCAGGACTCATGTCGAAGGAATCGGCACGCGAAGCAGACCCGCTCATCGCAGACCCCGAACTAGAGCACGACCGCATCATTGCGGAAGGTGTCGAGGCTGCACTGTTGCAGTCCATTCAGCAGCAGGCTGCGAACCCTGAAGGCCCGTACCAGCCCGAGGATCTGGCGTTCCTCACCAAGTTGGTTGTCGAGCAAGATGTCCCGCTGTTTGAAGCGGTGCGTCGTACGGATCAGCGTGCACGCGACCGTCAAGCATCCGAGGCTCCGCAAGGTTCACCTGAAACTATGCCAGGATTGGCGATGCCAGGAATGGGGGCAGAGGCACCTGCCGCTCCTCCGACTGGTGGCGGGGCACCGCCGATTGAGGCTCTACTCGCACAACTGGGGGGATAAATGGTTCAGCCACAGTTCCGCAATCAAACCTACGGTGAGGCCGCAGCGCAGGAGAAGCGCGTCCAAGCCATGCCAACTGGTAACGCACCGACCGAGGTTGCTGCACAGCAGGCTGCGCGTCGCGCACGCCCAATGCCGTCAGGTTCACTCACCGCACCCACGGCACGTCCAATGGAACCGATCACTGCTGGCGCGAACTTTGGTGCTGGCCCCAACGCGTTGGGTGCAGGTATTCCGATTATGCCTCCGAACACGGATGATGTGATGGAAGAACTGAAAGCGTTGCTGCTCACTAACTACAACGACGATCTGGCAGACTTGATTGACTCGGCTCTCCGCGAAGGGTTCTAATGTCAACAAGCCAATGGCCTAATGCGGTAGACGAACAGGACATCCTCGAACAAACAACTGTTGTCGGGAATCGTGCCGATCAGTTGAAAGCGCAGGCTGACCCTGCGTTGGCGAAGAAGATCGGTGACATTTACCGTCAGAACCCGTGGATGAAACCAGGCGAAATCCTGGCTTTGGCTAAAGGTAACGCGTCACCTGAGGCGTTGAACCGTGCATCAGAACTTTCTGCACGCGCAACACAGACACGTCTTGATCCCGACAATCAGCCGAAGTCGTGGTGGCAGCGCAACGTTGTTGACAAAGTGAAGACGACGACACGTTGGACGTTCGCCGCGTTGAACCTTGCCCCCGAGTTGACAACCAATCTTGGTTCCCAGTTGTTTTCATCCACCAATCCTGAAGGGTTCGATGGCTGGTTCAAGTCCACCACTTTCGGGTCGTTGATGGCTGATCCGACTGGTGCGGGTGACGGCTATTTCGTTGGCGGTCAGGTCGCAGAAAAACAGTCTGAACGTGCCCGTCGTTTCCGTGGCACGATCAACGGACAGGCGTGGACTGTTGGTCGCGGATCAGCCGACGTGTTCTTCACCCCAGGATCTAAAGAATACAACCTGCTGTCAGGTGTTGTTGATGCCGCTGTCAACGTGTTCGCCGATCCGACGATTGTTGCTGGCAAAGCGTTGGCTGGAGCGAAAACAGCCCGCGCCGCACTCCCGAGCATTCAGACCGCCGAGGAAATCTCTGCGTTCGCCAAAGCCGCTGAGCGTGGGCTTGCTGGCTTGGATGAAGCCGAAAAGATCGCATGGAACGGTTCCAAGTTCCGCCAGTTCTTTACCAGCGATAAACGCTCACGCCGTCTTGTTGAGGCGCTAACTGAAAGCGACGACGAGTTCGACATCTTGTCCCGAATCTTCGACTACAAGATCGACTTGGATACCGCAATGAAGTTCAAGGATGCCAAGACCACTGACGAAGTGATCGGCATTATCGGTCAGGCCGCTGACCGCATGAACAGCGAAGTCGCAGGCATCCTGCCCACCGACATTCGTGACATTCGCGGCGCACGTTTCGGCACGATGGTCAAGGAAAAAGTTCCTGGCTACAACTCGTGGCGCAACAGCCGACTCTTCACCGATGTCCCAGACCAAGTGCTAGTTGCTGGCTCCACCCAGGACCGCATCAAGGCGGTCAAGTCGTACGCCAACTATCTGGACACCATCGGAGTAAAGACCGACAGTATTGACGGTCGGAACTTTATGAAGAAGGTGATCGACACCTACCGCAATCCGAACGAGATCAACCTCGAATCACTCGATGGAACATTCAACGAACTTGTCACCCTAACCCTGAAGAAAGATCTCGGTGACGACATTGGGGAGATCGCCGCCAAAGGAATGTTTCAGAAGGTACGTCAGGTGCTCGACCAGACGAAAGCGTATTTCGTTGACGAACTTGGCGAGATGTACGACGGCAACATCATCAAAGCAAATGTTGACTCAGGCATGATCGACCTGCCAGCCGAAATCAACCCCGCCGACATCGACAAGTGGGTCATGTCAGGCCCAGGTTCCGTTGTCGAAATGATGGACACAATGCGCGTCCTCCCCGACTTCCGTGGTGTTCGCCGTTTGACCGCCAACCCGTTCGTGCGTCGCGCACTGTCCAACCGTGCAGGCGACCCACGCGGCGCTATCGCTGTCACCGAGTATCTGCAGAACGAAATCTGGAAGCCGCTCACCCTGGCAACTGGCGGATACATCATGCGAAACATGTTTGACGCCCAGATCCGTATGGCAACCGTAGGCAAAGCGTCGTTCTTCCGCCACCCTGTTGACTACATCTACTACGTGATGGGCAAGAAAGCCCCAACCAACATCTTTGGACGCGACTGGGATACATACGTCCAGAAAGTCATTGACGGGGTAGATGATGACATTGACAACTTCGCTGAAAGCATGTCGTTCGGTTTGCAACGCAACCTCATTGACCCAGTGCAGGCATCACGTCGCGCTGTGCGTACGGGCAGTTACAAGATTGTTGACAAAGCCAAAGAGCGCGAACTGTGGGACAAAGGTTTGATTGACGAACTGCGTCAGGTCAGCCAGGACACGATTATGAACGCGGTCGCTAAAGGCATCCCGCGTGAAGACATCCTTACCTATCTGCGCGATCCGAAGCGTCCAAAGGGTGCACGCCAACTGGAGTCGCTGAAGAAGTATTTGCAGAACGGCGTCCCGATCAAGAACAAAGAAACTGGCGAAGCCACCCTTGTCAAGTTCAAGGAAGTCACCGACGATGTGCTGCTCGACTGGGTTTACCGTCTTGCCGAGCCGCGTGTCGCACTGAAAAGCGGCGGGGATGAGACAATCCGTTTCGCTACCGCATACCGCCAGATCCCCAACGGGCCGCGTTCCAGCCTCGACCCGAACGATTTGCTTCCCAAGAACTTTATTGACGGCCCCAAGAACTTTGGTAAGGGCAGCCTGATTGAAGTCCCTGGCGAACCTGGTGTCGCAGCAATCATTACCGATGTTGGTGACGGCAGCCGTTACACGATTCAGCGTGTCAGCGGTTTTGACATCTGGGATACCCCAGAAGGACGTCAAGAGTTCGCTGAACTTGTCAAGCGTGTCGCAGATACACAGGGTAACCGTCTGCCAAACAAAGTGAAGTATGCCGAACGCGAAATCCCGAAAGGCACTCTCAGCGCAACAGAAGAGAAC